GAGACCTCAACAGGTGAAGAATACATTTAACATCTTCGTGAAGGCAACCCTTGAGAACCCAACCTTCTCGAGTCAAGTGAAGTCCGAATGTACCTCAAAGTCTCAAAGTTTTGGAAGTAAGTTTGAAATGCCCAAGACATTCATCAAGAATGTACTCAAGACTGGAATCGCCGAAGAACTCATGGCACTCTCGAAGTTTAAGGAGATGAAGGAACTCGCAAAGTCTGATGGCGCTCGCAAGTCTAAGATTACTGGTATTCCCAAACTTGATGATGCGAACCATGCGGGTACGAAACATTCTGGGAAGTGTACGCTCATCGTGACGGAGGGTGACTCAGCGAAGACCCTCGCAGTCGCCGGTCTCTCCGTGGTTGGTCGTGACCACTACGGCGTTTTCCCGCTCCGTGGTAAGTGTAAGAATGTCAGAGATGTCTCTGTGGCACAACTCACATCTAACCAGGAGTTCAACGATCTCAAGAAGATCTTGGGTCTCCAACAAGGTAAGGAATACAAGGATGTCTCGGAGCTTCGCTACGGACGCCTAATGATCATGACGGATGCAGATAACGATGGGTCTCACATTAAAGGCTTAATTCTCAATATGATTCACTATTTTTGGCCAAGCCTTCTCAAGCTCAACTTTGTTGTGTCTATGGTGACCCCAATCATCAAAGCTACAAAGGCTTCTCAAACCAAGTCCTTCTACACAGACTCTGCATTCCGTACATGGTACGGTGACGGGAAACAAGGGTGGAAGATTAAGTACTACAAGGGTTTGGGTACTTCTACGAGTGCCGAGGCGCGTGAGTATTTCAAGAAGATTCAAGACCTCACTGTCAGGTTTGATACGGATGTGATGACCGATGACTCGATCGTCCTCGCCTTTGACAAAAAGAAGGCTGATGCGAGGAAGACTTGGCTTCTCGAGAACACCGTGAAAGATGCTGATCAACTTGAAGTTCCATATGGAAGTGTGAAGCAGTTGGATATTTCAGACTTTGTACACAAGGACCTTGTGAATTTCAGTCTCGCGGATCTCAAGCGGTCCATCGCTCACATGGCCGATGGTCTAAAACCCTCTCAGCGCAAGGTTATGTATTCGTGCTTCAAGAAGAATCTCAAGGATGAGATGAAAGTTGCACAGCTGGCGGCATTCGTGGCTGAAAAGAGTGCGTATCATCACGGTGAAGTTTCTTTGGCGGATACGATCGTAAAGTTGGCGAATGATTACACAGGATCTAACAATATCAATCTTTTGGAGCCTTGTGGTCAGTTTGGAACGAGGCTCATGGGTGGAAAGGATGCGTCTCAGACGAGGTACATCTTCACGAAGCTCACCAAGGAGGCGCGAAAGATCTTTGACCCCAGGGATGACGCGATTCTTAATTATCTCGATGATGATGGTCGCTCGATCGAACCTGACTTCTACATGCCAACTCTCCCCATGGTCCTCGTGAATGGAACTGAAGGTATCGGCACGGGTTTCAGTTGCTATGTACCCCCATTCAATCCAGTTGAGATCAAGGAAAATATTAAGCGGATTTTGAATGGTGACGAGATCGTCCCTATGCGACCCTGGTTCAGGGGTTTCAAGGGGGTTGTTCATAAGGAGGAGGATACATGGATGATGGAAGGTGTTTGGAACTGGTCTGGAAGAAATATCGTGGTGACTGAGCTACCACCAGGTCGATGGACACAGGATTACAAGGAATACCTGGATGGTCTCGTCGAGAAGAAATTGATTGGGGGGTACGTCAACAACTCAACAACAGAAGATGTCCACTTTGAAATTATGGACTATGCGGGCAGAGATCTCCTCAAGGATCTCAAATTGAGGAAGACCTTTCGCGTTTCAAATATGCATCTCTTCCACCCCACGAGGGGTATTCATAAGTACACGAGTCCCGAGGAAATCTTGAAAGATTTTGTGGAACTACGTCTGGATCACTATAAGAAGAGGAAGGCACACCTCATCGACGTACTCGAAAAGAGGGCTGAGATGTGCGATCACAAGTCTAAGTTTGTCTCTATGGTGATTGAGGGGAAGTTGGTGGTCTTCAAGAGAAAGAAACAGGAACTCGAGGAGGAGATGTCCTCGACGTTTCCAAAGATTGATGGAAACTGGGATTACCTCCTCAACACCAAGACGGTGGAGTACACGGAAGAACGTGTCAAGGCACTCATGGAGGAAGCGAAACAGGCGAAGGAGGACCTCGAGAAGATGTTGAAGACGAGCCACATTACCATGTGGAAGAATGATATTAAAAATATGTGAGCAGTAAGTAGATATGGGTGAGGCTGCCAAAATTTCCCTCAAGGCTATTGGAAAGCAGGATACACACCTCCTTTCCAAAGACCCAGAAGATTCGTTCTTTAAATATAATCCAAAAACACATTCCGAGTTTAGAAAGTATCACCGCGTACATAATGTCGTTAATGATGGAAATATCGCCACTTGGCCATTTGCCCAAACTATTAAAGTGCAATTTAACCCAACAAACATGGGTGACTTATTGAGCAACATGTGGTTGAGTATCACCATGCCAGGTTTGACGGATGGAAATTATGCGGATCAATTGGGGCGTCATATTCTCAAGAGTGTAACGATGTTCGTCGATGACATAGAAGTTGAAAAGATACATGATGATTGGGGTATCATATACGATGAACTGTATCTCGAAATTTCAGAGAAAGTGGCGAATAGATTTCTCGTCAACAGAAATATAGGGTTTGACGAGTCGAGTCGAAATGAATCACTTTCGAGGTCGAGTTCAGATCTGGTCATCCCACTTCATTTTTTCTTTTCTCGTAAGTATGCGAGTGATGAATACGCCTCGAATCAACCTAATCGCCCCTACTTTCCCGTGTGTGCGATCCATCGTCAAAAAATTGAATTTGAATTAGAGTTTCATCAGCAAAGCTTCTTCACTAATACCACAGACACTTTGAGTTTGCAGTCATTCAATCTGGTCACCGAAGAGATTACCACGAGTCCCGAGGAGAGGAAATATCTCACTGGTGAGCGCCAAATGCTCGTGACAGACCTCGTGAGAAAACATTCCTCAGCCGTGAGTGATATCGGTTCTGACACCATCGTAAACAATCTCGTACCTAACATCCCCGTGAAGTGTATCCACTGGTTTCTGCGCAACACAAACTTTGAAATTGAAGGTGATGCTGTAGGTTCTTTGGATGTCAACGAACAAAGGCTCTATCAGAATCGGTTCAACTTTTCATCGAACGTGAGTTTTGACGACCAAACGACATTTTTCGATCCTATCATGGCGTCTGCCAGTTTTTACATTAACGGAAACCGATTACCCAACGTCACGAAAACCAATCATAATTATTACAAATATCTCATCCCATTCAGGAATCGCTTGGCCAGGCCTATCAGGAATATTTACACGTATAGTTTCTCGATGAATCCGATAAATGTGGAACCATCGGGGAACTTGGACTTTAGTCAGATACAATCCGACAAAACAAACATAGAGGTGAAATTGGACACGACGGAAGTGGATATTAACGCCAACACATACTCTTTGAATATGTATTACACGGGGTATCAAACGTTCGCATTCGACCGTGGATTCATGTCAGTTGCTTACTAAAAAGTGAGTTCTTGTGACTACTTATGTAATCGATAATATTATTCTTTATACACCATTTGATGAAATTTAACTGCGCCAACGTCGTATGAATTTCATGAGATGTACCTGGAATGGTATACGCAAACTTCTGAGACCGACAAAACGGATCAAATAATTTTTTACTGTATCCATCCAAACTGGACTTATATGCACAGTGAACGGTAAAGAGTTTACCGTCGTTTGTTTTGTATGATGTGTGATTTTTCTTCGCGTAATTCGTGATGAACCATTCCAAGTTTCGCAGTGAAATACCACTCGTCTTATCGAGAATGTTCATCAATTTAGTCCTGTTTTCCTCTTCGTTGTAGAAATTATTTATAGATGTTAGTAGGATACCAGTTTTACTCATTACCAATCATAGTATTCAAATCTATAAGCTCCTTTGAACGTTGACAACCGGGGCAACCCTGAACAAACATTTTTTCGGGACCATGTGTATGGGTAATGTTCCTCGTGATATGTACATGTTCTAAGCGATTATATTGAGCTGCGTGATGTCTACAGTACCCATTATTTGTTCCCCTAAATGTACACCTCCGCCCATCATTCTTCGTACCTTTGC